GGAGTCGTCATGGTGGTATTCGTCTGCATGGCGATCATGAAGCCCGTCTTGCCGTCCGAAGCGTCCCAGCCCGCCGCAGCGTCGCCGCTGAGGTCAGCCGAAGCGTTCACGGGCAGCAGGATCGAGCCCGCGACGAGCGCCGTGGTGATGTCCGGCTTGAGCGAGGCCGAGGCCGTGTAGCCGTAGACCTGAGCGAGCCCGTAGGCCGTGCTGGCGATACCCGCCGAGGCGAGGCCCGCAAAGGCCGACAGCGTAGCGGTCGCCGGGGTCGTCACGCGGATACCGTCCGCGCTCGTACCACAGTCCCACACCATGCACTGCCCGGTGGTGAACGCGCCACCAGAGGCGTTGTACACGACCACGAACACCTTCTCGGCGTCCGTCCGATTCACTCTCTGAAACAGCATGTGCGGCTCCTTTTCACTTACCCCGGTCACTGCCGGGAGTTTTGTTGCCGGGGTGAGCCAATCCCACCCCGGTTTGTTTGGAGTCCTTACGCGGCAGTCGTAGTCGTGATGCCAGACAGGACGCCCTGCTTGCGACGGTTGGAAACCCAGTGCGTGCCGTACCAGAGGACCAGCGCGGTCTTCGCGTCCTGGTTCTCCGGGTTGACGAAATCGCCCACGCTGAAGTTGTGCTGGCTATCCACGGTCAGCCCGAGATAGTTGGTGTTCAGCATGTACCAGGTGCCCTCGTCGGACCCGGCGGGGTCAACGTCGGCGTTCTTCGCGTCAACGACGTTCTCGTCCCAGATGACCGGCTTGCCTTTGAACTGGATGTTCTGGAACGGAATGTCAGCGTTCACGTAGCTGGCGTTCTGGTGCAGTGCAGCCAGAGCCGATTCGTACAGTTCAAACGTGTCCTGGTTGCAGAGGTGGAGGTCAGGCGTTCCCGCCGAACCACCGCCACCCTTGGAACACAGGTTGTACATGTTGCGAAGCGCCTTGAGGAAGCCCGCGAACGTGGTCGAGGAGTCGTCAACCGTCTGGTTCTTCCACCAAGTCTCGGTTCCGGCTGCGATCCCGCCAATGGTCCCGGTGCCACCGTAGGACACCAGAAGCGGGAGCGGGTCCACGAACACAGACCCGTTGATCGGGCTGGTCCGCGCCGTGGTCGTGCTGGCGGAGTCAATAGCCGCCTGACCCTGGATCAGACCCTTGCTGAAGAGATCCTCGAGGCCGAGGACCGCCTGAGTGGTGCGCTCCTTGAGCAGATCGAAGACCCGCTCGGAACCACGGTTCTTGAAGTCCTCAAGACCGGAGATGGACACCGCAGCCGCAGCCTGACGCCAGTCGAAGAACGCCGAGGTGATGCCGTCAGCCGGGGTAACGTCGATCTGGCTGAAGTTGGAGTACGAGTCAGCCGGGGCAAGCTCGTACATCAGGCTCACCCGGTAGCGGTCGCCACCAGACGAGACCTTCTTCATGTTGCCGCTCTTCTTATAGAAGTAGAGCAGCTTGTTGTTGCGGGTGATCTGGTCTTCGACCTTGTCCCGGACCTTGTCCAGAACGGAGGCCACGATGCTCGTATACGAGCGGGTGACGGAAGTCGCGCCCATGAGTTAGTCCTTCTGAGGCTCTAAGCCTCACCTTTGAGTTAAACGGCTCTCAGGTGGTAAGCATCAGAAGAGTCCCCACCTGCGCGGTTCCTCTTCCGTCCTCGCTCGCTTGGTCCCTAGACGGGACTGCTCGCGGAGGATCTAGCGGTTAAAACCCAACTCCTGAAAGGCCACGTCCATCGCTTCGTTGAGGTTCATGTCCTTCGTGATGTTCGATCTCTTCTCACGACCCGTAGAAGGCACCCCGCGACCGGGCTCGGCAGTCTGTGCTGCCTTGTTCATCCGCTCTAGGATGCGCTTCTCAATCGCCGCCTCTTGCCCGTCGGCCGTCGCCAGGCGGTAGAGTCGGTCCAAGTGCTTCACCCCGTCGTCTACGCTCTGGATGGCTTGCGCGGGCAGGATTTGCTGTCCAAGCTCTGCCATCTTCGCTTCGATCTGGGGGGACAACTCCCAGCCCTTGGACTGGGCCAGGCTACGGAACTGACTGACTTGCGCCTCCGCCTGTCGGCCCCGAGCGTCCATCTGCTGGTGCTCGACGGCTTGCTGAAGCGGCTGAATCGTCCCGTTCACGGCCTGAAGCGCAGTCTTTTCGATTAGCGGTCTGAGCAACTGTGCTGCCTCGGGTCCGACAACATTGCTCCACTCGTCGGAGATGCTGTCGGCAACCTCGGCCGCCTTTTCCCTCTGCGGCTGATCGGACGGCTTGAACTCCAACCCAACCGAGCGGGCCAGGGCCTCGACAGCCTGTCGCTGGGTCTGAGGGTTGTTCAGAGCATCCCAGAGCCGCTCTTGCTCGGAGAAACGCTGCATCTTCTGGGTGTACGACTGCATGAGACCCCGATAAATCGCCCGGCCCTCCGGGCTCTTCTTCAGGTTCTCAATTTGGGCAGGAGTGAGCTTGTCTAGGAGTACATCACCGGTAGGCTCCTCGTCCTTGGGCGCGGACTGTGCCGCGTCCTCGGCCGGCTTGTCAGGTTCCGAGGTGGTTTCCCTTTCCTCGGGTACGTCCTGAGTTTGAGGCTCGGCCGCGGGCTCGCCAGAAGTGCTAGCAGGCTCGGCCACAGTCTCAGCAAATGCCGTATTGAGAGCCGAACTCAAGTCACCCATCTAACCTCCACTATCTTACACTATCTGTCAAAACCAACCACCCGGACGAGTCGCTTGCCTACGCCTGAGCATGTCTGTCAACCCACTCTGCCCAGTAGTCGGAGCCATAAATCCGGCTCCCTGCAATGGAGCGAGCATGTTAGGCAGACTGCCAGGGGTGTTTGTTACCATGCCCCCGCCTGCGGGCTGGCCCGAGAACGGACGCTGGATTGTCGGTACGATTCCGGGCTTTTGCCCAGTAATGTCAGGTTTGACCGCCGGAGGTGGGAAGCCCGGCATAATGTCCCCTGGAGAACCACCCCGACCCTGGAGGGGCGCAAGCACCTTGGACAAGGGCGAGGTCGCCACCCCGGGCTGCATCGCCCCCTGAGGCTGCGTGGCCCCTCCCACGCCCATCCACGACTCCTGAGCCCAACTGGGGAGCTGACCGTAGGGGACACAGCTATTGCCGTGGAATGTCGTCCCGGGCGGGCATTCTGCGGGCTTGTCGTAGGTTGCTGGCCCGTTCGGATCGTTCTCAGAGCGGAACTTGCCCGTGCTCGCGTCGTACAGCCCGCTATCTAGCCACGCCTGGAGCTGCGCGTCGGAAAACCGACCGAAATCCTCGGACCAATTCTGCTGTAGAGCAGTCTGGCGCAGTTGCGCGGGGGTAGGGATGCCAGTCTGGGCGGTTGGGGTCTGGACTGGAGCCGAGGCGCTGCCCCCATACGCCCCACTAGGAACCTGCGGCGGCGTAGGGATAGAGACTTGCCCTCCCTGCTGAGCCTGCCACGCTTGGAAAGAGCCACCCGGCCGCCCCTGCGCCTTCCATTCCTCGTATGGGTCGGAATACTGACTAGGCATGACGTTCTCCTCCACACAGCAGTGTTGAGCGCCCCAGAAGCGCCTTCACAGCCTCGATCCCACGCCAGTAATACCGCCCCTTACATTCCCCGCAGAAGTCGTGCCCGCAGATGCCGCAATGCACCAAGCCTTCATGAGCACCACAAAGGCAACAGGCCCACTCGGCGTAGTCATCGGTGCATGTCAACATACAGTTTTCCGCGCCGCTTCTTGCTTACGTCGTGATAGTCCAGGTGGGCACGAGACATGATCGCCCGACGCTGACCACGGCTGGTGATCTCTATAGGCTCAGGGCCGAGGTTGTGGTCAATGTAGGGCTGGATAGGGTCGTCCCCGAACGTCGCGCTTCCCCGGCAAGGGTCACAGTCCCACCAGGGCGTAATGCCGTGTTCGCACATGCGCTTCTCCTACTGCAAACTCGTAGTCATGCCGGGAATCATCTGCGGAGGCTGCGGCGCCGCCATACCAGGCCCGCCCGGACCCGTAGGAACGCCAGGCATAGGAGCCACCCCGGGCGGCGCCGCCTGAGCCTGCATCATCTGCATCTCCATCTGCGCCTTTTGCATGAGAGCGCCGCTGATAGCCGCCTGATCCTTGGCATTCTTGATCCCGTTCAGGTCCAGCGTGCGCTTCAAGAGCTCAGGAGACATAGCCAGCAGCGGCGCCACGGCGGGATTGCTAATCAGATTCAGGGCTTGCATCCACTGCGCCTGCTTTTCCTGTTCGCTGACTGGGCTCAGGCTCTCCACGTCCACCGTGATGTCCCACCGAAGATCGTCATGCGCGTCCTGTAGGTTCTGAAGCGTGATTTCCTTGTGCATCTGGGCGATGTTCATAGCGTCAGCCATGAACTCAGGGCTGTTCTGGTCGCTGTTAATCTGAATCCAGCGAGGCAACGTCATCTTGTCGATTGCCAGCAGCACCATCTCTCGGATGATCTGACCCAGCCACGTCGCTACGATGAATCTATCGAAGCTATCCTGAATTTTCTGCGTCTGATTCATGATCGCGGCCTGCGTAGCCGTCCCGCTAGTGGCCTGCTGTCTCGCCTCGGCCCCGATCCCGCTCAACTGGTCGAACTCCTGACGGCTCAGAGTGAGGCTCTGAAGCGCGGAGTCGCTCATGTTGGGCTGCATGACCGGAGAGATCACGTCACCGGAGGTGTTCTGACGCCGCTTGATCCAGACGTTCGGGTCGTTCTCCTCAAACTTCTGCATCTCCTCGGGCAACACGCCTTCCTCGGCCACCGTGTAACGTGGAACACGGGTCTTGCGCTGCATTCGCAGGAACTCGCGGGAATCGTTGTACTCATCCTGCGCCCCGAGCAGGTTGTACAGAGGCGGGATGGGCCGGAACCTGTCAGGCTCCACCTCAAAGCGCAGGAAGAACAGGGGAAGCCGCTCGTACTTCTGCTTGAGCAGCACCTTGTCATGCCCATCAGCCAGGACATACCGGGTCTTCGTGCGCTGATCCCAAATCTTGTACAGCTTCACGTCCTGCGCGGAGGTCTCTACGTCGCCGTCCTTCTTCTCGCCCCCGCTGCCCTTCAAATCGGCCTTGTTACTGTATGCGGGAGCCTTCTTCACGTCCTCAACGTGCTGATATTCCCAGTATCCGATCCAGTCGCACTCGTCCACGACCGTCGATTCAGGCGAAGAGACGATGATCTGCCGGGGAGGAATCCTGCGTGTCCAGAACCACTCCTCACGGATCACCTTGGGCGCCGATTCGACACCCTCGGTATTCTCGTCCTCCTTCAGCGGCGGCGCCTGGTCCTTCAAGGCAGGGTTATCAGCAAACTCAGCCGAGTAGCCCACCTCCACGCACCCGAATGCCCAATGCGCCTCCTTGACAGCCAGAAGCGTCTGCTCCTTCAGCCCGGCCCGAGGGTCGCGGAGGAGCGCGTTAGCCGTGTCTTGGATGAGCTGCGCCTTGTCGTCTACCGTCTCGCCCTGAGTATCCGACTTGGCCGGGCTGGCGACCACGCGAGCAAAGGGATAGTAGAAGTACAGGCTAGGAATGCGAGCCCGAAGTGTGGGCATAATCAGATTGACCTGAGCCAGCCTGTCACCGCTCGAGTCTGTGGGGTTGTCCCGCTGAATCCCTGCCCAATACTCGCGGCAGCGGACTACTTCATACCTGGATTCCCACTCCTCGCGGGCTTTGTCTGCCGCGTTGACACGCTTCATCCACAGCTTGACGGTCTTATCGGGCTCGCCTGTAGCCATTACTCAGCCTCTTTCGGTGGCCTTCCCGGCCCGCGCTTCGCCTCGATAGCCTGAATACGCTCCTGCAACGTAGCCGTGAGGTCGTAAAGCTCCCTAACAGCTTGCTCTGTAATAGCCGCCTGGATCGGAGCCCGGCTCTGTGTCCAGTTGATACTCCGCTCCGCCTTCTCCACGTCCTGCAACGCCCTACGCTTCAACTGCCAAGCCTCGTAGTCCATTTCAGTACCAACCTTCCTTTACCCTCTGCCCGTGTCTGCGGGCGCTCGTCTTCTTCATCATGTTGCTGTAACCCTTCCAGGTCAGCACGCCCGCTGCCTTCTGAGTCTCCCGCATGACAGCAGGCCGGGAGATCACGAAATACTTGAGCGCATCGTAAGCGTGGTCGGGCACCGTGTCGTCACGGTCGTCAGAGTACACGTCCCGTCCACCCGCTTCCTCGATCTTGATCCGCTTCTGACTCTTGAGCTCGAGGATCGTCCGGTCGCAACCATTCGGGTATTCCGAAGACTTGCGAACAAAGAACAGCCTCGGAGCGCCCTTCTCACGAGTCACAGGGTGCAGGTGCTCAGGGTCAACCCGCAGGTATTCCTTGATCCTCGAGCGGCTGGGCATCTCAGCGTTGTCGGCCGGCGCCCAGAACAAAGCCGTCTCATGCGGCAGCACGCGGGTGTCCGCGTACTCGTCGCTGATCGACCACTTGCCCCCGTACTTCTGGGCCGTCTTGTGGAAGATGCTCGGGTCCGCGAACTGGCTCCGATACACTTCCTTGGCTGAGAGCACGCTGATAGCGCGCCTGTGGTCGCTCACAAGCCGATCAGGGACGTAATACTCACGGTAGACGTAGATGTTCCCGTCCCCGTCCGTAGCGTGCCACAGACAGGCCGTGGGGGCGCTGTCGCCGTGGTCTAAGCTGCGGTGTAGATGCATCCCGGCCTGGATCTTGGTCAGCAACTCAGGCGTGGCCTCGAGGTAGGACAGCGGGTCTATGTTGAAGATCCTGCCCTCTGGGTTTCCCCACTCGCCACGGACAAACCGGCGCTGGAACTCAGGGTCTTTACTGAGTAGCACATCAAGGTTCGCTTGGGGCAGGAACTTGTTAGACCGGCTGTCAGCCACGATGGTCTGATAGCCCTTGTCCTTCCACTGCTCACGCTGCGGGCTCTCCTCAGCGAACCGCTCGTACAGCCAGTGAAGCTCGTCTGTCGGGTTGGCTGTAGCGAACAGGTAACGGGGCGGCATCTTGGGCAGCTTCGTCCACCTGCCGACTCTCGCGTCGATGGTGTCCCAGGTCTTTTCGCTGATCTCCTCGGCCTGGTCTACGAACGCCCCGTTGATCTCAAGACCCTGGAGAACTCCCATGCTGCCTTCGGTGTCGAGCCCGAGGAACTGAATCCGTGAGTCATTCAGAAACGTGCGCGTGCCGTCAGTGTCGTTCCTCCCACCGATAGGCTTGAGCGCCCAGGCTGGAGTCATCTGGTCAAAAGTGACCATCGTCGTAGCCTTCAGGTGCTTGTGAACGCGGCGGATGATGGCCCAACGACTGCCCGGGTACTTCTCTATCAGCCTGTGCAGCTTCAGGGACGCCCCGAATGTCTTGGCTGAGCCGTAGCCTCCGACCATGAGGGTAGGGTGTGGGCCAGCCTTGACAAAGGCTTCCTGTGGCGCGCTGGCCCACTCAGCCTTCATCGTCAAGTAATGCTCTCTGCTCTGGGGTGGGGTCAAGGGCAGTCGCAGCGCACGCCAGTTGAAGCCGTCTCTTCGCCACCGGGTCGCCCTGCTCCGCGCCAAAGTAGGCTTCTCTCGCCTGCCTATACTCCTCACATCGTCTGCGGAACTCCCGACCGAAAATGCTCCTATCAACGTCTGAGAGTGGAATCACGCCTCACTCCTCGCTTATGTCCCCGTTATCAGGCCACTGGATCATGCGGAACTCGCCGCTGACCCTGACCGTCTCGGTAGGCTTGCCAAAGGCGTGCTCTGCTGCCTTGAACATGAGATCAGGCCGCTCTGCACACGCTTTAGACAGGGCTTGCTGATGCTCAGGAGACTCGCAGATCGACGTAACGAGGGCTTTCCAGGGTACGGACGCCTTGTTAGGCGTTCCGGCCTTTCTGCCGCCTGTCTTTCTGCCTGGGGCCATTTCTAAACCCGTCTAGTCTAGATTTCAGACTGACGGTTACTTCTTGCCCTTTTTGCTGCCGGACTTCTTGGACTTGTCGTCTCTGTCTTTCTTGCAAGCCATTGATATATCTCCAGTTACCAGTAGATGAGTCGGACGGTTGAGGCGGATGCGCTCAGGATGCTGATGGCCGAGATGTTGAAGGCTCGGGAGAACTGCATCCCTTCGCCACTCTTAATCTCGGTGGATGCGGTTGTGGCGGCGGCGACAGTTTCACCTTCCCAGAACACCCGGACGTAGATCACGCTGGCTCCGTCGTTTACGACTAGGAGGGTGGAGGCGTTGATCGTGGTGGTCGTGGCTGCTACTGAGGTAGCGGAGACACGGGTAAAGCCGAGTTCTGCGGAGGCTGTGGTTACGAGCGCCAGCACGATAGCGAGCGCCAGGATTGCTTTCTTCATCTTGC